CTGAATCAGTCAAAGTACTCACAGAAGAAAACGCAGATGGTAAGAAGTCGATGTTCATCGAGGGTATTTTCTTACAAGGAAATATTCAAAACCGCAACGGTCGTCGATACAACACAGACATCCTCGAGAAAGAAGTTAATCGATATGTCGCTGAAAATGTATCGAAAGGTCGAGCATATGGTGAGCTCGGACATCCTGACGGTCCTTCTATTAATTTGGATCGTGTATCTCATCTCGTAACAGAATTGCGCCGTGAAGGTGATAACTTTATCGGTAAAGCAAAGATTTCTTCTACACCTATGGGTAAAATCGTAGAAGGTCTTCTCTCAGATGGAGCTCAACTCGGTGTATCATCCCGAGGTATGGGTTCTCTAAAAGAAGGCAAAGACGGTGTAATGGAAGTTCAAGAAGATTTTTATCTCGCAACTGCCGCTGACATCGTAGCCGATCCATCTGCACCTGATGCTTTTGTAAATGGCATCATGGAAGGTGTTGAATGGGTCTGGGATCATGGTAAAGCAGTAGCCATGCGAGTAGAAGAAATTGAGCGTGATGCTCAAAAAGCCGTTCGTCAAAAGAAATTAAGCGAACAATCAAAGCTGCGAATGTTCGAAAAGTTTTTGAACGAGATCTCAAAAGTTTAATTTATATAAATACTAAACACTAGTATCAAATAATCTAGGAGATATATCTAATGTCTGAAGAAAATCAAATCGAAGTGGAAGAGACAGTAGATGTAGTTGAGCAAGAGGAATCTCTTGAAGAAGCTTCATCCGCAGCCGCTGAAACTTTAAAGCCTTCAGCAACTAAAACTCAGATGCTCGGCGATCTGATGTCAAAAGTTGCTGGCATGACGAAGCAGGATCTTTCTGCTTTCCTCGATAAAACTCTCGCACAAGTAGGCAAAGAAGCTGATTCAGTACCTGATACATCAGGCAAGAATCAGTCATCAATCTCTCACAGCGGAGCAGGTGTACCTTCTCCTCGTGTTGCAGTTCCTGCTAAAGCGATGAAGGAAGATATGGAAGAACTTCTTGATGGCCAAGAAGATCTTTCAGAAGATTTCAAAGAAAAAGCTACTACTCTTTTTGAAGCTGCAGTTCAGAATCGTGTGATGCTCGAAACAGCTCGCATTGAAGAAGAATTTGAGTCACAGCTTGAAGAGCGAGTAACCGAGTCTGTTGATGAACTCCACGAGCAAGTAAACCAGTATATGGATTACGTTGTAGAGCAGTGGATGCAAGAGAACGAAGTTGCTATTGAGAACAATTTCCGTGTTCAGGCAACTGAGTCTTTCATCGATGGTCTCAAGAATCTTTTCGCTGAGAGCTACGTTGAAGTTCCCGAAGAAAAGATCGATCTAGTCGACGAGCTGCAAAGCAAACTCGCTGAGATCGAAGAGTCATTGGAATCAGTTCAAGCTGAAAATCTTAAACTGAATGCTCTGATTAATGAAGCTACTGTTGAAGCATGCTTTGATGAAGTATCCGAAGATCTTGTTGATACGCAAGTAGAAAAGCTTCGCTCTCTTGCAGAAGGTATTGAATATACTGATGCAGAAGAGTATGCAGAAAAACTGAAGATCATTAAGGAACAGTATTTCACTGAGTCAAAAACCGAAAACGAAGGATCTACTGGTCTAATTAATGAAGAAGTTTCTGTTGGTTCTAATGATGACAGCGAAGGTGAGACGCAAGTCGTACCTCATGAGATGAAGTCTTACTTTAATGCTATCTCAAGTACCATTAGAAAATAACTTTTTTATAAATAGATAAAGTAAATCCAAAATAATAAACAGGAGTACTACTAACATGAATTTAAATGAACAAATTCGCCAAAAGTGGGCGCCAGTGATCTCACATCCTGATCTTCCTGAAATCACTGATTCCCACAAGAAAATGGTTACTGCCATGGTCCTCGAGAACACCGAGCGTGCTCTTCGTGAGGCTGCTGCACAAGGCGCTAGCCAACAGCTTCTTTCTGAAGCACCTTCAAACACTATTGGTGACAACTTCGGCGGCGAGTTCGCTGGTTTCGATCCGATCCTTATCAGCCTTGTTCGACGTACTTTGCCGAACTTGATGGCTTACGATGTATGTGGTGTTCAGCCTATGTCTGGACCGACTGGTTTGATCTTTGCTCTCAGCGCGCAGTACGCTCCGGATGGTGCTAACACCGCTCCTCGTACGGAAGCAATGTATGACGAAGCCGACACCGACTTCTCTGGTACTGGTTCACACACTGGTAATTCTCAGACTGGTGGTAAGGGTACTGGTATGACCACCTCCGCTGCTGAAGCACTGGGTGATGGTTCAGGTGCTGACTTCGGTGAGATGGCGATGAAGATCGACAAAGTCACTGTTACTGCTAAGTCACGTGCGTTGAAGGCGGATTACTCGCTTGAACTCGCTCAAGACTTGAAAGCAGTACACGGTCTTGACGCTGAAGCTGAACTCAGCAATATTCTTGCTGCTGAGATCTTGGCTGAAATCAACCGCGAAGTAATTCGTACGATCAACACCGCTGCTGTACAAGGTTCAGTTGGCACCACGACTGCTAACGGTGTGTTTGACCTTGACGTTGACGCTTCTGGTCGTTGGTCAGTTGAGAAGTTTAAGGGCCTCATGTTCCACATCGAGCGCGAAGCTAACAAAGTAGCTAAGGACACTCGACGTGGTAAGGCTAACCTGATCATCTGTTCTTCTGACGTTGCATCTGCACTTCAGATGGCTGGTGTTCTGGATTATACGCCTGCTCTGAACAGCAACAACCTCGCTATCGATGATACTGGCAACACCTTCGCAGGTGTATTGAACGGCCGATATCGTGTTTACATCGATCCTTATGCAACTACCAACTACATGAACATTGGCTATAAGGGTGCAGGCGCATTTGACGCTGGCCTCTTCTACTGCCCATATGTGCCTCTGCAGATGGTACGTGCTGTTGATCAGAACACGTTCCAGCCGAAGATTGGCTTCAAGACTCGATACGGTCTGGTCGAGAATCCTTTCGCTCACTCAGTACAAGGTACGCCTGCTGTATCCGACGGTGCAATCACCAACGGTACCAACGCATACTATCGTATGTCTTCGGTCAACAACCTGTTGTAATAAAAAGAATCCCGATAGGGACACTTTTGAGGGGCGCTTTGCGCCCCTTTTTTTGTACATAAATAAGATAAAAGGGTATAATAGGTTTTACCATGACTATGAATAAAAATATGTTATCACCATTAGGGTTTAGTTTCAGTATCAAGAAACTGCCCGAGTTTAATTTCTTTGTTCAAAGTGTTACACTTCCTGGTGTCAGTTTCCCTCCAATCGATCAACCTACACCGTTCAAAATTGTACCACGTTATGGCGATCATCTAATATACGGAGAGTTATCAGTTACCTTCAAAGTCAATGAAGATCTAGGAAACTATATAGAATTGTACAATTGGTTAGTTGGACTATCATTCCCTGAGAATTTTGATCAATACAAAAATTTGGCAGAGAGTGATAAACAGTTGATAGGAGAAGGACTCGAATCAGATTCGTATCTTATGATCATGTCGAGTGCAATGAATCCTATTATTCGTGTTGATATTGAAGATCTTTTTCCCGTGTCTTTGTCTGATTTGACATTTGATAGTCGAGATACAGCTGTTGATTATCTTGAAGCCACAGCATCATTTAAATTCCTCAAATATTCATTTACACCTGTTTAGCATTTACATATCCATAAAAGTGTAGTAAAATAACACTTTATAGTCTATAAAAGTGCACATATGACTCTCGATGAAATCTTTGACCTGTGGTCGGATGACACACAGATCGATCGTACTGAACTTGGTAATGCGGCCCTTGAATTGGCAAAGCTACATCACAAGTACTATCGTATATTCTCTCAAGAAAGATTACTGCATAAGAAGCTCGAAGCTGAGATGAAAACATTGAAGCTTGATAAGTATGAGTTCTATGTGGACGGTCCGACTGAAGAGCACTTAGCAAAAGGTTGGAAGCTTCCACCTAAAGGTCGTATTCTCAAGTCAGACGCTGGTCAATACGTAGAGGCAGACTCTGATATTATTGCACTCAATCTTAAGCTTGCATATCAACAAGAAAAGCTAGAACTCCTAGCAGACATTATCAAAACAATTTCTAATCGTGGGTTCCACATTAAGTCTGCGATTGAATGGGAACGTTTCAAAGTTGGCGGATAAGCTATGAATATTCCTGACGAGATTCTTAAGAAGGCCGAATGGCTAATAGAACATGGATATGTAGAAGGTGATATCTTAGAGGTTGCTAATATTATAAATAATAAAAGCAAGAAAGAGGATGCGCCAACATCCTCTTCCTCTAAACACATTGCCACTGAGAAGGAGTAGCAACATGTCTAAGTCTATTTATTGGGACACCTCAACACTATCAGAATTCTTGAATATCAAGTCAGCTGGTATCATTAAAGTAAATCTTGAAGAAAATATCGAACGTACATATGCACCTGATGGTTGGTCTATCGGTGCACGTGGTATGATTCAAACTGAAGAACACAAACAGAAACGCTTTAAACAAATGCATCGTGAAATTGAAATTGATGGTGTATTGTATGAATCTGGTAAAGCAGCTGCTGAAGCATTGGGTGTAGGTGCGTCAGCTGTATGTCAATGGGCTGCAAAACACGGATCACGCTACGGCATCAAACAACCTATATGTTATAACCAATATGTCCGACGTTCTTAGAATACAAAAAGTCAATGAAGTCTATAACAAGGTAGTTACAGACGACAGGGGTATCGCTGAGGAGCTCAGTGCGTATTTTACGTTTAAGGTTCCTGGTTTTCAGTATATGCCCGCGTATCGCAATAAATTTTGGGATGGTCAAATACGTTTGTACAATACAGCTACACAGATGCTATACTCTGGCCTTAATAACTATGTCATCATGTTTGCCAAAGAACGTGGCTATGAGGTAGAGTTTGAGTATGACAATTCAGCAGACAACTATTCAGTAGCAGAAGCGAAAAAGTTTGTTGAAGAAGAAAAGTTTACGATGGTACCACGTGATTACCAACTCGAAGCATACGTAGACGCAATACGATATAAGCGAGGCCTCTTCATCTCACCTACAGCGTCTGGTAAGTCCTTCATCATCTATATGATCATGCGTAAGTTACTACGACAGACACTCATCATTGTACCTACGACTACACTGGTGCATCAGATGTACTCTGATTTTGAGGAGTATGGATTCAACAGTGAGAAGTACTGCCATAAGATATTCAGCGGAAAAGACAAGAACACAGA